TCGTTTCGTTGTTTTTCATCATGGAAAAGCGTGTGCGACGTTAACGTGTTCGTCATTACCTTGAATGGGTGTCGCGTCATTCTGTACTCGCCTGGCTCAAATTCCACTGGCTTGCCCTGGCACCACAGCACTTCCTCGATCAGGTCCGTGACCGCTTCAACCTTGGCAGTCATGCCAAAAGAGCGGTATTTCGCAATTATTTCATCGGAGCTTAGGCGTGACCATTCATCGTCTTCTAGAAACCATAATATGTCATCGCCGTCGTCAAGAATGTCGTAGTTGTCAACCCCCAGATGCTCGCATAATAGTACCAGCATCATGATGCAGAGAATACAGTTGCCCATTGCGGTGTTCTTGTCACCTGACATTCGATTTCCATCGACGTCGTACCGATGACTGTTTCCTTCTGCATCTAGAAAATTACTCAAAATTTTGCATTTGTTGCTTATTTGGTACTTTAATAACTTTGCAAGCTGTTCACTGTGGTTGATGTTTTTGTAGAACTGGTGCTCAATTTTCAAAAGCTCAGGCCCTACATGCATATCGAATCTGGACATGTCCAAACTCACTACGACGCAGTGTTTAAATCTTAACATTTTTCGCCTGATCATTTGACCACGTGTTATGTGGTTCAATGTTTTTCCAATTACAGGCAGCCCCGATCGGATGTATGGATCGCCAGTCCACGTGTATAAAGCATGTTCTATTGCTTCAAGGTGTGAGGACAGTAAAAGTGTGTACTGCGGGGTACGAAATTGAATCACCCTTGGATCTGGCATCCTCTTTCCAGCCCACGGACCCCACTCAATCCCATCAAAGCACGGTATTTTCTCGGCCTTTATGAACGCTATTATTATTGCCCAGCGCTCGTCCCACCCCTTTGCAATAATGTCACGATAAGCCTCGATATAACGTTGACGCTTGCGCCCTGTGTACTTGGTGATAATGACTGCCAACGGAATGGTGACATCGTTGGAGAGTGAAGGCACTGCGTCAAGTTTGCGTGCTCGCTTGCGTGCCCTGCGCCCCCTCTTACGAATGGCCTCGTCCACCCCACGGGCGAGTTTGTCGAGAGCCTCGGCTTCCCGACCGCGCATGTCTGCCGCGACCTCCTCTGCCTCCCCCGAAATTTTCGCGGCCAC